ACTCAAAAAGGAAAATAACTTCACGAAGATTGATGAGATACAATCGTGTGAGCAGGTGCTTCAAGTTTAGGTTTAGCATGTCTATCAATGAAATCAGTATGAGTCAGGTCTATTTCTTTACCATAGCGAAGAATAAGTTTATTATCTTTATATGAATAGATACTAATAATTTTACTACTTCCTAAAAATCCTACTGTTTTTGGGACTCGTATTCTTTTATCTTTATTATTTTTATAAACAAAACATTGACATTTTTTACATAAACTATCTAACATTGACAAATATGATTCTTCTGCCTCATGTGTTGATAATGGAATGGGTGGAGTTCTGAACTCCTTATGATGTGATGTATATTTGGCAATATAATTATTTTTATTTTCTGAAAATAAGTGCGCCTTTATTCGTTCGCTTACGCTGCTAAAAATATATTCTTTATAGGCGCCATCACACATATCTTCTATATCAATTTTTTTATAAAGTTCATTGAAAAGAAAGTGTGATTCTTGAACTTTATGTGATGAGGATGAATCAATGTATCCAAAATAAGATGCCCAACGTTCCTTACAAGAAAATACGTTCTCAAGAGAAACTTTTAGAAAATGCGCTATACAACTTGAAAATGATGATTCTAAATGCGGACGAATCTGGTCCTCATCTGGAACAGCTTCGTTCATGTCTATTTCAGATATAACATATAAAGGATGTCCTCCTAGTTTATATGCCCCCATAGCTCCAGCCAAACTTGGCATAAAAAACGATGAAGAAAAATAGACTCCATCAAGAGATTTGAGACTTGGTTGTTCTAGACTTGTCTTCCCTATTGTTTTATAGATTTTATGGTCAGTATGACACACCAATCCGTTTTTCAAGATGCTTTTGCAGTTGACAGATGATGTTCCATGAAACATAAGCTCTTTAGTGGGCATAGCTGGATTTTACTTCCCAAAAAACAAAAGTCAAGAACGTATAAATACATAAAAAGAGGACCAAGACTATGAAAAACCACGACCATCGTAAGCTAACTGGCATCAAAAAGCTTCTCAAGAGCCATGAAGACGTTAAAAAAATGAACGTTGATAAGGCTGTAGATATCAATAAGAAGCACTTAGAAGAACGCCAGAGCCGTAGACACAACAAAGGCACAGATATCGGTCCTTGTGGTCCACACGGCTGTCCTACGGGCAAATAATAGAACGTCAATGCTCCCAGAAGACCTTAAAGGTTCTATTAGAGGCATACTACAAGAATCTATTACATTCGAAGCAGTCAGTATGGACCCTGGTCCTATTTCCTATTCTATGTCATTGGGCTTCAATGACGATAAAAAGAACATAATAAAGCAATTTGTTGATTATGTTTCTAAAATACTAGGCATAAAAAAGATGCCTAAAATAAACTTTGTGGCTGAAAAAATAGGAAGTATGACAACTGGAGCTTATAATCCACAAGAAGACAAGATATATGTTTTAGCTCAAGGTCGTTTATTAGCCGATATTTTGAGAACAGTAGCTCATGAATTGGTTCACACGATGCAAAGAGAAACTGGCAAGTTCAAAGTGGGTGAAACTGTCCAAGACGCTGGTGGACCTATAGAAAACGAAGCAAATGCCAAAGCTGGAGAATTACTCAAGACTTTTGTCAGAGACTTGAAGATGGATGTTATTTACTCTATATAATTCTATAATCATAACTATAATGAACAGTTACTTCTATAACTTTATAACCAAATAGTTGAGCAACTTCTCTTGCTCTTTGTTCGCCATAACTTGTTGCTTCTTGAGGATTTTCTGTTTCTGGTGCATCCCTACATAGAAACTTATATGCTTTTGTGTTTTCGTCTATCCATCCTACCAAATATAATGGAGTCATTTTACACTTGCTCCTGCATTGCCTTATCTAGGGCTTCTTTTTGAGTTTTTCTTTCTTCTTTTTCTTTATTTCGAATATCAAAGAGAGCATTGAAGACTTTTTCTGTGTATAATGATGTCATTATTACTTTCCCAGTTTTGTCAACAACGGCCAATTGATAGTCACTAAGATTATAAACTTGGCGAACAAAGCTTTCCATATATGTCGTTTTGACCCATGTCTTCATAGCCTTTACTTGTGCTGGTGTCATTCTATCGTTTGGAATCTCAAACGGATGATGGGATGAGTCAAAATCGGTAAAAGCGCGATTCTTAGAAAGTTCCTCGTTGGTTTCTTTCTCTAATTTTCTTATTTCAGCAAGCTGCTCATTATATTTCTTAGCAGCTTCTTTATATTTCTTTTCTTCTGCTTTAGAAAGTTTCTTGCCTTTTGTAGCCTTGGGCTTTTTAGGTTCTTTCAAGTTATAAACTCGTTTCATCAAGTCTTCGAAAGATTCACCATTTTTGGGAATTACAGGAATTGACATAAAGGTTTCTCCATTTTATATGAAAGACCATTATACAATGGAAAATATGAGAAGCAATGACTATTTTACCCCGAACACATCTCACAACTACCAGGGTCTGCCAATGAACACGAACTTTTAGCCGAATCTATTATAAGTTTATTTCCACCAGTCTTATACATTTCTTTTATAGTTTCATCGGTTGTCCCGAGTTCTTTTAGTTTAGCTATAGCTTTGCTAACTTCCACCATTTCATCTGGAACTATAGGAGTCGTTTGTTTTTGAGTATCAACAGTAAACTTGATGGCTTCGTTTGCCGATTGTTGTCGTAAATAATACATTCCAGTTTTTAGACCAAGTTCCCACCCTTTGAACAAAGCTGTAGTAAGTTTGGCAAAATTCACTTCTTTCATAAATAAATTCATGCTCTGTGTTTGACAGATGAATGGCCCTCTATCGGCTGCCATCTCTATTACTATTTTTTGACTTATTTCCCAAACTGTTTTATAAAGATTTTTTATGTTCTGTGGTATTTCCGAAATGTTCTGAACGGAACCATTGTCCATCATTATTTTTTGTCTAATTGTGTCGTTCCATAATTCCAACTCAAGTAAGTCTTGAACAAGATATTTATTGACTACAAAAAATTCGCCTGATAAAGTGTTTCTCTTATACATGTTGGAAGTAATCATCTCGAAACACTCAGTGTTTCCTATTATTTGTCCTGTAGAAGCCGTTGGCATCAGTGCAATTCCTAGTGAATTTCTCATTCCATATTTAGCTAGTCGTTCTTTTATTTTTTTCCAATCATAACGATCAGATGGTTTGATATTCCATAGATCAAATTGTAATAATCCCTTACTTGCTGGAGAGCCTTTATAACTATCGTAAGTCCCGTTTGTTTTCGCCAATGATATACTTTCACTAACAAATCCATAATATATAGTCTCAAAAATGTCTTTATTGAGTTGTTTCGCTTCTGGGCTTTCCCATGTATATCCCATCATGGCAAATGTATCTGCCAATCCTTGAACACCTATACCAATTGGTCTATCTCGCAGATTGGTTTTTTTAGCCTTTTCTACTGGATAGTAATTTACATCAATCACTTTGTTTATGTTTTGAGTGAGTATTCTTGAATTTTCCTCTAACTTAGAAAAATTGAAAGTTCTTGCGCCTTTCTTACCTTCAACGCATGCTTTTAGTGAAATAGAACCAAGATTACATACTGAAATATCATCGGGTCCAACTACTTCTAAAATTTCTGAACACAAATTTGAGGTCAACGCACGACCATTCCCGATCATGTGTTGTTGGTTTGATTTTTTACTACAAGAATCCTTGAATAAAATATATGGTTCTCCGGTCTCGATAATTGATGTTAGAATTGCGGCCCAAACGTCTTGTGCTTTTATAGTTTTTTCGCCTTTACCTTCCATTTCATACTGAATATATTTTTTCTCAAAATCATCACCATAACAATCGTAAAGTCCTAAACATTTATTTGGGTCAAAAAGGGTCCACGATTCGTTTTCTTTGACTCGTTTCATAAATAAATCGGAAATCCAGAGAGCAATATTTAGGTCCCTCGCGCGCATTTCTTCTTTGCCGTTATTTTTTCTTAGATCAAGAAACTCAAAAATGTCTGGATGGTGTGGTTCTAAATAAATTGCAAACGAACCCTTTCTTTTCTGACCTCCTTGATTCACTGCTTTTGCTGTTTGTTCGTATATTTTTAAGAAAGGAATAATACCATCGCTGTATCCACCGGAAGTTCCATAAATTGGAGAACCATTGCTTCTTACATTAGAAAATGATATGCCTATTCCTCCTGAATTTTTGGAAATATGTGCCACTTCTTTCAATGAATTGAATATGCCATTTATTGAATCCTCTTCTATTTGTAAAAGAAAACACGAACTCATTTGATTTTTGGGAGTGCCAGAGTTAAAAAGTGTTGGAGTGGCTTGTGTAAATTCAAGAGTAGACATTTTATTGTAAGTTTGTATAGCACTTTCAATATCAGTTTTATGAATACCTATTGCAACTCGAAGCCACATATGTTGTGGTCTTTCTACGACCTTTTTATTTATTTTTAGTAAATAAGAACGCTCTAGGGTCTTAAAACCAAAAAAATCAAATAAATAATCTCTTTCATAGACTATTACAGAATCAAGAACAGATGCATTCTTTTTTATAATTTTATAAACATCGTCAGCTATATATGGCTTAGATTTTCCATTTACATCTTTATTATTATAAAGTTTTTCTATGACTGAAGAAAAGGAACTGTCTGTTTCTTTATGTAAAGACGAAACAGCTAAACGTACTGCAAGTGTATCATACTGTATTTCTTTGCTTGACATATACGCGGCAGTCTCGACAGCCAAAGAATCTAGTTCTTTAGAACTAACTCCATCATATAATCCTGCTACTACTTTTTGTGATACGGAGTCAATATCGACTCTATCAAGACCTTTGGATGATATTTTTATTCTTTTTTGAATTTTTTCTAATTTTACAGCTTGTTTTGACCCATCTCTTTTTACTATAAACATAGTATTCCTTTAATATTATTTGTATTGTATCTAAAGTTTATTTAATGTCAAGATATTTAAATTTCAGCATCAAAGACTATACTATTTTGCTCTGCTGTATAGCCAACGCCGGCCTTTCTATAGTCTGATACTTTTTGCTCAAAGAAGTTGGTCTTTCCTTGAAGGGATATTAGGTCCATAAAATCGAATGGGTTAGACACATTATAGCACTTATTATAGCCAAAGGAAGTGAAAAGGCGGTCAGTAATAAACTTTATATACTGCCCCATTAGTTCTTTATTCATTCCAATAAGTGATACAGGAAGTGATTCAGTGGCAAACTCTATTTCTATTTCACAGGCTGAACAAATAATTTCTTTTATTCGTTCTCCACTTAGTTTATTATCAAGTTGGTTATAAAGCAAACAAGCAAACTCGCAGTGGGCGGATTCGTCTTTTGCAATAAGTGCGTTAGACGTAGTAAGCCCTTGCATCAATCCACGCTTTTTTAGCCAGTATAAACTACAAAAGCTTGAACTAAAAAAGATTCCTTCTACGGCGGCGAATGCTACGAGTCTCTCGGCAAATGAGGATGTTCCCTCTATCCATTTGATAGCCCATTCAGCCTTCTTTTTTACTGATGGAATGGTGTTTATACCATTCAATAAGAATGTTTTCTCTTCTGGTTTTCTAATATAGGTGTCAATCAATAGACTATACATCTCTGAATGAATGGTTTCTATACACATTTGGACTGAATAGAATGCCCTAGCTTCTGGAAGCTGAACCTCATTATAAAATCTTTGAGCCAGGTTTTCATTGACTATACCATCTGAAGCAGCGAAGAAAGCTAAAACATGAGAAATAAAATGTTTTTCGTCTTTTGTAAGCTTTTCCCAGTCTTTGAGGTCTGATGATAAATCTATTTCTTCTGCCGTCCAAAATGATGCTTCTGCTTTCTTATACATATCCCATAAGTCTTGGTATTTGATTGGAAATAATACAAATCGGTCTAAACTTTTTGACAGAATGGGTTCTATGGCGACAGTCATTTTGACTTCCTTTTATTGAAAAACGTATATGATTTTTGGATTTATTAGAAACTTACGTGATGTAGAAAATATCCTGAACAAAACCGTTGCTAACTTTTGTTATGTTGGATATTGTATTTGACATTTTATCTTCTACTCCATATTTCTTTTGATTTTATTTATCCAACAACTGAGTAAATAAAATCAAAAATCTTTCCTCATATGCTAAAGATTATATCACATAAATATTGAAGTTCAATGAAAACTCTTTATGACCATAGAAACACTACGACGACAATATCCATTTCCTTTAGAAAAGCCTAAAGACCTTCTTCCAATAGACTTTGGATGGATTTCTGGTGCTCATAATGATGTTTTTAGTCATTATATGAAAAATACTAAAATAATTTTAGAAATAGGGTCTTTTTGTGGAAAGTCTGCTAAATTGGCGTTAGATTCTTCTCCTCCAGATTCAACTCTTATATGTGTTGACCCATGGTATTTTCAGCTTCAAGAAACATTTTTTCAAGACTTAGACATACCAATACCTGCGAAACTTCCTGATGTTTGGGAATTGTTTAGAGTCAATATGTGGAATTATAAAGAACGCATCATTCCAATAAAACTTGTGAGTCAGATGGCTCTATTTCGTATAAAAGAACACAATGTAGAGCCAGATATCGTTTATATTGATGGAAATCATACATTTGATGGAGTTATAACAGATTTAGAATTGGTTCATCAATTATTTCCAAAGGCTCAGATATTTGGTGATGACTGGAACTATAAAAACAAGATGGCTGATGTCAAAGAAGCTGTGGAATATTGGGCATTTCATCATCAATTCAAGATTCAAGTCCATAAAAATAGAGTTTATAGAATAGTAAAATAAACATAAATATAGATTACTATGTCTATTGTCAGTAAAATTGTTGATACATTATATGATGGAAACAGTGATGCTTATTACACATTTCCAGAAATTATAAACATTCTCAAGACTCAAACAGTTCCTATTCAGATAGAACAAAGAAGAGGAACCCGAATGCGTTGGAATAATGAAATGGTAGCTCCTTTTGATTATGGCGAAATACCTCATTATCTCAATCCTGTTGATGATATGGGATGGGATGTTATAGTGGCTCCAAGTTCCCAATCAACAGACCCATCACTAAAATTAGCTGGAGTAGTAAGAATTAGTGATAAAGCTGAAGATGTTCCATATCCTAATGGTAATATAAAAGGAAATCATAAACTTATTTTTGCTTCTGAAGGTAAAACAACAGATGACGATAAAAAACTTATAACAGCTTATTTTATGGATAATAATGTATTCATGAAACCAGAGTTTTTTGATAATGTTGAAGAAGAAATAAAACGAGTTATTGATGAAGATTGGGAAGCTTCAACTATGGGAAGAATGAAATTAGGAAACTTTAGAAATAAAAACTATGGTGGAATAGCCGTAGGTCCCACAGCCAGAGGAATTGTTGGAGCTAAAAAGTTCCATAACACAATGCCTAGAACTGGTCCAGGAATGAAATAACCTTCTTATGTGGGTGTATATTTACAAAATAATGTAAATATAAAATATCTGGCAATGTATACTTCAAGAATCCCTAAAGTATATTATGTTTTCTAAAATAAGTTTATAACTTCCTAGCTTCATTTCACTCCACTTCGTTACGTTTCATTCCGCGTTTTTGCTCCCGAAGCCTCGCAAAAACTTACAATTTTCTTTAGTTTTCTAAAAGGCACTGCGAGTTTTGTTTCTACAAAACGAGCCCAAAGTCCCCTTGGCGGAGTTTTTTCTAAGCATTTATCTTTCTATGCGTTATCCAGTTCTTCTGCTGGAGTGACACTATTGTATGTGTATGATAGGTTGTCAGCCTTTTTGGTTTTTAGAACATTTTCCGTATCAAGGAATGCAGTTCTAAAATCCCAGGCTCTATATCATAATGAGAGCCTACCTTGTTATCTCTGTACAGGTCCAGTACGACTTTGCCCCGTAAACAGACGAATTCACTTTTGTCCACAAAACCGCAAATAACGCACAAGGTAATGGCTATTCTTGGTCCTTCAGTTTATCAACCGATGCTGGTAAGCATTTATTTGGCGTCGGTACTGTATCACCATTATCTACATTTTTTATAGAAGGGTAGATTCCTTCATGAAATATTGTTATGGGGAATTATTATACCAGATATTTTTGTTTTTCAACTACTATTTTTCTTCTGGAGATTTTGTAAATAAAGTAATAACTCCGTTATTACCCATAGCTGTTGTAGACCGCCATTGAGTAATTCCACGAGATTGAGCATATATGTTAAAAAGTTTAGCATAATTCTCAAACTCTTTATATTTCTCAGGAGTTGAAATATTTTTATAACCATCTGATTTATGATAACAATAAGCATCTATAGCAAAGTTTTTATAACCTTTGAGACGAGCATCTAAACAAAGGTTTACTCCATAAAAATGGAATCCAGATAGTTGTTTATCACTAAACCTCAATTTATTAGATTTTTTAGTTATAAGACATAATTCATCTAATGATTCTATTTCATATCTTGTTTTATCATGGATTATATTTTTTACACAATTATAAAGAGGATTTCCATTGACATCATATAAAAAGAAAGCAGCGTTATTGTTATTGAGAAATACACCTGCGGGACCAAGAACACCCCAATTGACATGTTGTTGCTCTAATTCATTTATATTTTTCTTTATTTTTAGAATCCAATCTGGAGGAACAATAATATCTTCATGACAGAAAATAAGATGTCTTCCATTAGCCGTGTCAGCCGCTATATTGAGAGCCTTGAATACAGATGTAAATTGCTGGAAAAAATTAGGAATAGCGATAACTTCTACAGATTCTGTTCCTAATTGTTTTTTGAGAGAATGACAAAACTCTTCATAATTTTTTATATTTCTAACCAATGTTATAACACTAAAATCATATTCTCTGGGTCTTCTGCCTCGCATCCAGTTATTATTTATCATATGATTTTTTATAAGATTGGTGTCTTCCCACATAGCAGCATGACGTTTTGGGTCGTGTCCACTCGCCAAACGACTTGCATTGTCAATATGAGTAATAACAGCTTCTTTATTACAATAATTATATTTCTGAAGCATATGAGGTATTTTTATCATCATATCAACATCTTGAAAGATGTCTTTATAATGTTCGTCAAAGCCGCCAATAGTTTTATAATCTGACACTCTCATAAGAGCACCAGCAGCCGTATTTCCATCAACAATATCAGTATGTGACTCATTTTCTGGTATTTCTGATAGTTTTCGTCTCAAATTGACATGACTCGGACTTCCAAACATCAAACCAGGAGCATTGAACATAGTTTGTCCATCATGTTGAATGGAAGCTCTATCTGGATATAACATACGGCAACCAGTAGAACCAACTCGCCTCAAAACTCCTGTATACATCATTTCAGAAACATAATCAGATAAAGCAACTGTATCGTTATTTTGTATAAGAACATAATCAGTTACAACAGCATCGATAGCTCTATTATAATTAGAACTATAATGAAAATGAGGAAGTTGAACGAATTGAAATTTCCAGTTTTTTTGAGCACATTTTGCTGGTAGTGAATTATAATAATCTCGCACAGCTTGTTCTGTGGTTCCTGTATCAGCAATCATAAGAACAACATCTGAGTAATTGACTTGAGAAAAAATAGATTCACAACAGTCTGTTATAAGTTTGAGAGCATTTTTAGTCAAAATAGCTATAGTAACAGATGGATTGTGTCCAATTGCCATCATTTTATAAAGATAGGATAGTTCTTCGTTTATTTCTTTCTCAAGGTCGTTATTATTTCTTTTTTCTGGTTGTGTCATTGGTTTTATTTGTTGTTGGGATGTATAGGTTGACTGAGCAGTTGAAGACACGATAGGAATTATAGTTTTTTTAGTTTCTTCAACTAATATAAGTCCAGGAATAGCCGATAGATTATCTGAACCATGGAGAAATTGTCCAGGTTTTATAGTTTTACGGGCACCTTTTACAATCACTCTAATTGGATTTCTCGTTACATTCTGATATATTGCCATAATTTTATTCTTTATCCAAGTTTATTTCGAACATATCTATCTCAAATTCCGCTTTATCGTAAATATTTATTCTCTCTTGGAGATGTTTGTCAGAATAATGTAAATTGTCTCCAATATCATAGAGTATAAGCTTTCTTTTCTCTTTGTGAAGTCGCAATCCTCTTCCAATAGATTGAAGAGTCTTTATTTTTGATTTACCAGCAGAAGCAAAAATAATAGTATGAAGCCTGTTTATAGAAACCCCAACAGAGAAAACGCCATATGTAGCAATAATAACTACTTTTTTATTTACATTTGTAAACTGACGTACCTGTTCTCGTTCAACCGATGGAGTAGCTCCAGTGACTAAGAAGGCAGTAGTTCCTTCAATATCCTTAAATTTTGCTAATAAAGCATCTGCGTGGTCAAGATGTTCTACAAGAATAAGAGCATTATGGTCAGCGGCATGATGTTTGAGAACTATCTTCTTAATAATTTCATTTCTGGTATCATTTTTTTCAAGCCATTCTTTTTCTAAATCAAACGAGACCTTATTTATTTTTGCTGTTATTTTTTTAGGATAGGTTATATAAGGGATTTTGATTTTTATGTCAGAGGCTTGTTTTTCATCTATGAGCTGTCTAGCAGTCATTGTATGAACAACGGGTCCCAGAGCACCTTCTATCTGCATCCTGGGGCATTTTGTATCAGGCATAGTACCAGTACATCCAATTCGCATAGAAGCATTTATGGCATTTTCAGAAACACTTCTCACCATGGCAGCCTTCACCCCGTGTGCCTCATCAACTAATATCATATCAAAATCTTTTATAAGTTCTGTCTGCTTATACATGGACTGCCATGTCGAAATGACAATAGTCTTTTCTGGCTCTTTGATATCCTGATAATATTTTCCTATTAACTTACTAGGAACTCCATAGTCTATAAAATCCGCTGATAATTGTTCTACGAGACCAATTCCAGGAACTAACACTAATATTTTTTTAGCTCTATTTTTTTTGAGGTTATACATGATAAGAATACTCATAGTGAGTGACTTACCACTGGATGTAGCATGTTCTAAAATGCAGTTTTGATACTTGAGAGCAGCCAAAGCTCCTTCAAATTGGTGTCTATATGGAACATATTTTTCATTCATCCATTCATTGGTTATATCAGCTAAATCAGTCGCCTCGCAACGCTCCATAAGAGCAGGGTCAACCTCAATACAAATGTCTTCATTTTTTATAAAATTATAAACATACTTCAATAAACCTTTTTGGAAATAGCCACTTTTGTTTATAAATGGTATTTTTCCATCCCAAACGCCCATTTTATATTTCGGCATGAATCTATAGTCATCGGCATATATTGACATATATTTGTATAATTCGCCAAATATTGTAGGATGATTGGTAGTCACCCGACCATAGACATTATTGACTTTCTCTATTTTTATCCAGTAACGAGAATCCATTATCAATTCATGCCCATTTCAATTTTTCTCATTTCTATCATATTCTTTATAGCAAAACCACGGTCTCTAAAACCAGTTACAACGCCATCCAAATATGATACCACAGCTTCTTGGTCTTTGACAAGGTTGTTTATAGCCATATAAACTGGATGAGACATGACATACTTTCCAATAGCAGTTTCTGATAGTTTTGTGCTCTTATCCCAATTGAATCTATAATAGTCATTCAATTCACCGTCTATTTCATCCTTTTTACCACGAAGACTGGCTAATTTCCTTTTTTCATCAAATGTTTTAGATAAGTAAGTATGGTATTTTGATATATTCCTGTCCGATTCCTGAGCAAGTTCGGTATCTTTTATAGGAAGAACATTCTTTATTTCGTCTGTCAATATGTTGAAATTAGTGGCCAATTTCTCTTGAACTTCGCTTATTTTCTTTACATAAGCAGCGATAAGGTCTTGTCTTTCATATTTGTCGTGATTGATGTTCATAATAGTTTACCTCGGAAAATATATAAATATGTGATAGAATATTATACACAGTTTAGATAGTTTGTCAAATCAAATGAGGTAATCATGAATGATGTAAGTTATCGTCTGAATCAGGAGTTAGAACAAATACGATACTCCCAAAAGAAAGAGCTTGGAATCAATTTGACAGAAGAAGATATTCATATAATCTTTAGGATTTTACAAGACCAGGACCAGGAAATGAAGCCTATGTTAGCCATGATGGAGATTATGGCTTCTAAACTTATAAAAGATGATTATTTATTAGTTGAAAAATATATGGGCGAATTACTCAAGTATTATCAATTACTGCCAAATGATGATTTTATAAACTGTCGTCATAAACTGTTTTTTACAGATAGCAAACAACTTGTCAAAAAGTCTTTTTTTGGTCCAACACTCGTAGAAAAAGTCAAAGACGAATTAGCTATCCATAACATATTCAAGAAACTATAAAAAGGAATAATACAATGCAAATGCCATTTTCTCCACCAGATGAAAAACATGATATGATTTGTCCAAACTGTGGAAGCACGAATGTAAGTCTTGATGAAACCAACGAAGTAAAGAATACTCATAATGAGAAATTGAAACAGTTTATTTGTAGCGACTGTAGAGCTAGCTTCATACCTTCAATAACCGAATCAACTGAACATAGCCAAATAAAGCATTGGGCAGTAAAAAATAGAACCAATGAGGGAATGAATGAAGGAAAGGCGTGGTCTAAACCAAAACAAGAGTTTATAATTATTATTCCTAAAGACACTAAATGAAAATAATAGGAATAGACCCTGGACAACATGGTGGTATAGCTGTTTTAGAAGATGAAAATATTACAGAACTTATAATAATGCCAACATATACAGTTATAAAATCTAATAAAAAGAAAAAAGAAATGGTTGATTTTACTATTATAAGCAATCTATTCAAACGACATAATCCAAAGATTGTATATATAGAAAAAGTGTCGGCCATGCCAAAAAACGGATGTGTGAGCATGTTCAACTTTGCGTGGAGCGTATCAGGCATATATGGAATATGTGCAGCATTAGAAATACCAATTGTAGCGGTTGGGCCTAAAACATGGCAAGAAACTTTGATGGGTAAAAAACCCAAAGGCGAACATAGAGAAAAAGAAGAAACCATACAATTTGTCCAAAATAAATGGTCAAATGTTTCTTTATTAGCAACACCACGGTCTAAAAAACCACATGATGGGTTATCAGATAGTATAGCTATTGGTTATTATGGCTTTTTAGAAGAAACTAAAAAGAACATCATAAATATTATAAATAAAGAAGGATAATTATCAGGAGATTCTCAAATGGCCCACAAATATGCTCATTATAGAGGACAACGTTTTTCCGTAATAAAAGAGGACGAAAAGACAGTTACGCTATCAGGGTTTGGTTATTCTAAAAAACATCCTATCAATGAAGTCATTTTTGAGGAAGTTCCAGAAGATAAGATGCCAGAAGGTCTTGATGATACTTCAGGCTTCCATCCCCCACAAGATAAGCCGGCAGTAGAGCTTCCACACGCAAGAAAGGACAATGAGATTGTTTTAGCTGTTACAGAAGAACAGCCGCGTGATGATGCGTATGACATGACAGACGATTTAGTGGACCCATCTCCAAAAGCAGCTTCCGTTTCTCCCAGAGAAAAACGCGAAATAGAAAGAGCAGAAACTCAAAGACTTACAGTTCCTAAAGATATCAAAGATAGACCAAAAGTTCGTGAAAGTGAACTTCAAGGAGCCTTTGAAGAAGAAAAAGTAGTAGTTCCTGCCGACCCACAACCAACAAGTACTTCAACTGAAGTTCCCCATGGAACCAAAGATTTCCCTAATTATCCTAAAATAGGTATTGATGTCTCTAATTTTACGGTCCAAGACCGCCACGCAGAAAATGAAAAGCGTCGTGTAGATGCCCTCAAATTATTCAAGGAAAAACTCGTTGGAATGCTCAAAGAACTTGATATGAATGAATGGGCTCCTGTCAATTCAATGGAAACTATGTCAGAAGAACCAATTGAAGGCGCCACAATTCCTTATGAATCATTTGACCAATTCTTCAAAGACTTTATGCTCTATGCGAGAGAAAATGACTTTATTTCTCCAGACAAAGAAATTGATGTAGACCATGCTGTTATTGGGTTGACATCAGACCCACACTCTGCTACCTTTATAAAATCATTGGGCGGAGTAGATAAAGCAGTTTCTATTCTCTCAAAGAAACTTGCTCAAGCTGGTCTCAAGCCACTAGAGCCATCTATGACTGAAGATTCAGCAGCAAGTGGAGGACAAGGCGGTCCAGTTGCTTCCGGTCCAGCAGCAGGCCCAGGAACCACTACTTCAGCAGTCGCTAATTATGATGCCCCAATTGGAATTGGCACAAGAAAGCGTCCACTGAATGAAGAAGAACCGCCAGTAGTAGAAAAGAAATAAACAAATAGGTTGTATCTAAAAAATTGTTCGCTATAATTGTAAGATGGTTCAATTATAAAAGGATACTAATCTATGGTTGTTTTATTTGACCTCAATCACGTTGCTTATAGATGTTTATTTTCAGTAAATAAAGATATTCCACAAGTTGGTTGGGCGTACTTCAAACACGCCATGTTCAATACTATCTTTAGCCTCTGTACGCGCTTTGAAGCAGATGAAGTGGTTCTTATGGTTGATTCTAAAGAAAATTGGCGTAAAAAAATCCACCCAGAATATAAAGAAAATAGAAAAGAAAGCCGCGATAAACAGACAGATATTGACTGGAATGCCTTTTTTACTGCCTTTCGTGAATTCGTAGATGAAGTAAAAACTTATTTTCCTTTTTATGTGCTTCAAGTCAAATACCTGGAAGCTGATGATATTGCTGGTATTTTAGCACGAGAATGGCAACATAAAAAGAAAATCATAGTTACATCAGACGGAGATTATCTACAACTTCTCAAATATAACAATATTCAGTTGTTTGACCCTATAAAAAATAAGTTCAATAAATGTGACGACCCAGTGAGACAACTCAAGATGAAAATCCTCATGGGTGATAAAGGTGACAACATTCCATCTATAAAGCCAAGAGTTGGAGAAGTGACCGCAGCCAGGATGGTAGACAATCCAGATGAAATAAAGGCTTTATTTGAGGATAAGACGGTGAGTTATGTTCAAGATGGCAAAGATGTCACGCTGGGAGACGAATATAAAGAACGCTATAAGAAGAATATGATTCTTATAGACTTGAACAAAACGCCTGATGTATTTGTAAAGCTCCTTATGAAAACTATAAAAGAATATCAGATGCCAACTGGTAAAGAGATATTCCAATATTTTAGTAAAAATAAGTTCAGAGACTTGATGTCTCGTATGGACCAATTAGACAAGATTATCTTGAGAATAAATGAAGCAAAAGCGAATAATCCAGAAGTTATCGTGCCAGAGTTTTTTACCTAATATTCAAGTCTTTTTCTGTCATTATTCTAAACTTGATGCCTTTATTAGAACAATACAGAATGGCCGCTTCCCATTTCGCTTTATTGACGACCCACGTTTTAGCTTCTTGTAGTAAATAAATCTGCTTTTTACCTTTGCCAGCTTTTGGTGGTATGGTTTGTTTATAAGGCTTTATTTCAACCATCTCTATGATTGTATTTCCAGAAGTATCTTTATAAGTGAATAAAAAATCTGGATAATAACGAGCTGGTCTTCCCGTCAGTGGATGAACATATCTAATAACTATTGATTCATAAGACCATTCAGTAACAGCAGCAGTTTTATCTAGGAAGTTCATGAACTTATATTCATACGAACTTTTATACATCAAAGGTCTTCTCCCTACATATTTTGTTTGATTTTGTGGAGTAAAGATGCCTTTCTTAAACGCTTTCATGTACGATACCTTTGTTTTCTAGAAACAATTTCCAGAGATATGGCAATATAGGTTTTACAAGATAGACATCCGCATTGGCAGTATCTAAGTTACCGTTGATACAAAAAGAGTTTTTATGAACGATTATGTAGTCTTTATAAAGTTGTTCTATAGCTTCCTGAGCTTCTGGACTTTTTCCTATCTGTTCGTTTATAATATTATCATTTTTGTCAAACCAAAGTATTCCAGGATGGTCATAGAGAAATAAAATGATATCAATTTTTAGTTGTTCAACTAGGTCCCCGTTCAATATTTCATTCATATATCAATACCTTTATCTTCTAAGAATAATCTCCATAAACTTGCTAAAGCAGATTTAGTCAAATAAACATCAGCATTTGATATATATTTAGTGGTGGTTCCTGATAACTGTTCATTTTTATAGACAATATATTCATTAGTTTTTAACTGATGCATAACATCCATGATGAGCATACGATTATCATCCAATTCTAATGATTTATCTAAAATAATAGTAGAACGTCCTGTTTTATGGAAAAATAAAGTTCCTGGATGACTATAAAGAAATAAGATGATGTCAACTTTTAGTTTTTTTATGGTTTCGAGATTATTTTCTAAATTAGTCATACAAGAATGCCTTTTTTGTATAAAAATGTTTCCCATAAGATTTTCCATGTTATAGGATAATATTTTGATTTATAATATATAACACTCGCCAAAAAGGTATCACTTGGGTCTAATAATATATAACGTATTTCTTCAATTACTGATGATATATTAGCACTAATTGTGTTATTTGCTAAATGAAACTGAAATCTTTTATTTAGAATGAAATTATATATGTTTGTGACGGCGACTCCATCAGGACTGCTTTGTATATAATGAATTATATCATTTTCTAATTCATTCATGAAGAATGCCTTTTTTTATAAGAAAATGTCTCCACAATCCAGACAAAGTTATTTTTGGAAACAATTCTATATTGACTAAAGTTTTTATTACAGAAGTTCCATGTATCGTAACACTAACTATTGGTTTAGCAATAATTCTTTCTTCTGCAATGAGTTCATCTAATAATTTTGTAGTATCAATATATTCTTTGAACTGTATATTGACTAGTGACCAGCTTCTTGGCATGAGTAAATGAATACCAGGATTATTCCAGATAATATCAATCAAGTGTTCTTTTATGGTTTCATCATTCATGTCGAATGCCTTTCTTCACCTCTGTTATGGTTTTATCATTCATCCAAATGCCTTTATTCTGTCTTCTATTTGTGGCACTGCTATTCCTTTTTTATAAAGAAAATAAGCCCACATGCCTTCTAATGTTGGCCATACATCCGCACTCATTCTTATGTCCATAGTATCTTGTTCAATATCTCCAAATTCTCCTTCCCAACGTAATTCTACTTTTTTATAAACTATATTGGTTTCTTTGATGATCATATGCTTTATAAGAAATTCATAAGAATCCTCTTCTACATCTAAATAAGAACTAATAGGCGTTAAGTCAATCGTCCCAGGATGTTCCATGATATACTCAAATATTATTAGAGCAGTAGTTTTACCGGCTGGAGGATGGGTTGGTGGATTCATAGAGAATAAATATAAATAGGTTAGACGCATTATAACACGAATTATGAGAAATGAAAGAAAATAGTAAGATGGATGGTATAATGGATGGTTAGGAATATGAAATGCCAAAAAAGCTGACAACTGATGAATTTATAAAAAAGGCTAACCAAATACATAATAACTATTATAGTTACGAACAAACGAATTATGTAGATACTAATATCATGGTAGATATCACATGTCCGGTACATGGAGTTTATAAACAAAAGCCTAAAAAGCATTATTTTGGATGGAAAGGACACAGAGATACATTAGAAAGTATTAGATTTAGAGATAATATAAAAACTAATTACTGTAAAACAAAAGGTATAAACTTATTGAGAATACCCTACACAAAGTTTGATGAGATAGAAATAATATTATCATCATTTATCAAAGGACTGGCATAATATGGCCGACTTCCTATCCAGAATTATAGAACCATTTGTAAAAAGAAACAAGTGGTCGAAAGCGGCCCAGCAACAGCACTATAAAAGAAATGTAAATCTTTGGGGTCACCAGGACGACAAATACGGAAGACAGAAAATTCCGTCAGCTACAGAAATGGAAGACGTGACAAGCGTTACGGCTGGAGATTTTCAACAGCAATCTGGTCAACTCAATTCATTCGTTTATAGAAGTGAGCCAAATAAGAAAGCGATATTAGCCACTCGTCGTGGAATGGCTATGTTTCCAGAAATATCATTTGCCTTAGGAGAAATAGAAGATTCTGCAATTTCATTCAATGATGATGGTAATTTTATGGAACTTGTTATAAAAAATGATAGACTTGTTCAAAATGAAAACATTGCCAGAAATCTAATAAAAGAATGGAATTACATCATTTATGAAGTTATGCGCGCCAAGACTCAAATCAATGAATGGTTTAGTGAGTTTATGGTTGATGGAGAAATCTTCTTCGAGAAAGTAGTAGATCCTACAAATGCTAAAGAAAGAGGCATTTTGCGCGTCAAGCGTCTTCGCCCAGAATATACATATCCAATTTGGGAAGAAGCTGAATCAGAAACAATTCATCAGTTCATTCATAAATCAGATACAAATATTATGATAATGCCCCGCGAAATGATTAGTTACGCCAATAGCGGCATTTTCAATTATCCAGATAGGTGGACAAAAGTTGTTCGTTCATATCTTGATGTAGCTACTGTGGATTATAGAAAACTCAAACAACTGGAAGATGCTCTAGTTATTTATCGTCTTATTCGCGCACCAGAGCGTCGTGTCTTCAAGATTGAAGTAGGAAAACTTCCTAAAGCTAAAGCAGAACAATATGTGCAACAATTGATGAAAAAATATCGTCAGCGCAAGACCTATGATAGTAGCACCGGAGAGGCCTCAAATGTTGTAACTACGACGGCTATGATAGAAGATTTTTGGCTTCCTTCACAGGACGGACGCGGTTCTACTGTTGAGACGTTGCCAGGCGGAGAAAATTTAGGTCAAATTGAAGATGTTACGTACTTCCTACGTAAACTCTTCAGAGCCCTTAGAGTTCCAATGTCTCGCATGGAACAAGATTCTGGTTTTAGTCTTGGTGATACATCCGACATTACTCGTGAAGAAGTCCGCTTCAATAAAATGGTACAAAAGTTTGTCATTCGCTTTTCTGATGTGTTCAAGGAAATTTTCCTAAGTCATATTAGACTCAAAGGTTATGCTGATGAATATGGTATTACTGAACACGATTTTGAAGTCAAGATCTACAATGACAATCTCTTTGAAGAGTTTTTAGAAACTGCCAACCTAACTCAACGTGCTGAAAACTTTGAACGCTTTATTAGTTATGCCGAAGGTGATGAAGATAATCCTCCTTCGTTCTCCAAGAAGTGGCTCATCAAAGAGTTCTTGAAGTTCCCAGAAGAAAAAATCTTAGAAAACGAAGACTACCTCAAACTAGAGAAAGCTGAAAAGGCTAAAAATAAGAAATCAGAAACTGATGACGACGACGTTGACCTTGGCGACTTAGGATCTCTCGGTGGTGGAAGCCATAAAGGTGGCGGCAAGAAAGATAAAGAAGATAAGGACAAAGAAGGCGAAGATAAAGACGAAAACAAGGATAAAGATAATAAAAAAGAGAAAAAGGAAGATACTGACTTAGACAGTTTCGCATGAACCAATGAATAATAGATTTACAGCTAAACTAAAAAGACTTCCTGAACCAAACCGCCAGGTTTTTACCATCAATATCCCTACCAATCTTTCTGATAAGGAATTACAGGCTATAATCAAGAAATATAAAGACAAGTTTATAAAACACGGAGATACCTATGACAGATAAAGAGAAAATAAAGGAGTTTCTAACTTCCTTAGCCAATGATAACTATGTAGAAGCAGATAAGCAATTTCCAGAAGTTGTAAAGTCTGCTCTTCAATCAGCCATCAACAATAAAAAGCCAGCAGTTGTAGAAAAACTCAACACAGAAGCTGAGAAAACCGCTGCTAAGGCTTTGGAACTCTATCCTCCTAAACCAGCATCAGAAGAAAATAAAAAATAAAGCCTTTCTAAAAAGTATATAAATATAAGAGAACTCGCAGAAAGAGGCTCTTATATATGGCTCTAAAACTCATTGTAGAATCTAAAGATGCCGCAGAAATGTTGGCAAATCCAATAGAAATATTGATTGAAAAGAACAATGAAGGCCTCAAACAATACTTTATTCGTGGTCCATTCATCCAAACAAACGTCAAAAACCGCAACGGACGTGTCTATCCTCGTCAATTGATGGAAGCTGTCGTAGCTAAATATATCCAAGACAGAATGTCGCCAGCAGGCTTTCGCTCCTATGGTGAGCTTGGTCATCCAGATGGCGTTGAAATAAACCTTGATAGAGTCTCGCATTATACCCAATCTCTCGTCTGGGAAGGCGCAAATTGCATTGGAAAAGCTGAAATCCTCACTGAAAATGCCATGGGACGCATTGTTCAGACGTTTTTAGAAAAGAAGCTTATCTTAGGAACATCTACCAGAGGCTTAGGAACTCTCTCTAAAATGGAGAATCCAGATGGTTCTAAAACTGTTACATCCTATGAGATGATCGCTTCAGACATCGTAGCAGACCCAAGCGCCCCACAAGGCTTCGTCCAAGGCATTTTAGAAAATAAAGAATATATCGTTCAGGATAATGGTATTATCGTTGAATGCTATCAGAAATTAGAAACAGCTTTATCAGTTCTTCCTAAAGACACAGAACTCAAAGAAAAACTGTTTTTAGAATCAGTAAAAAACTTCCTAAAAGATTTCAATAACTAATAAAAAGTCATTCTTCCAGTATTAGTAATCACTTATATAAAATAATCAAAAAATATACTTCAACACATATATAAATACTTTATTAGAATTGGTCTTATATAAAGATTAGGAGACTGTCTCACATGTCAACAAAAGAAAAAAATCCTCTGGAAGTTCTCTTTGAAGGCCTTGACAAAGGTTTGCTCACAGAAGACGCCAAAGCAAAAATGACAACTCTTATCAATGAAACCGTCGAAGCAAGAGTTGGTGCTAAAACCAAGCTTTTGACTGAAGAAACTGAAGCTCTGAAGACAAAACTCACTGAGGAAGCAAGCGCTCTTCAGAAGAAGCTATCTGATGAAGCTGAAGCCAATGAAAAAGTTTTAGTCGAACAAGCTGAAAAATATAAGAATGAGCTTGAAAAGACTGTCGTTGAAGAAACCCTCAAATACAAGGCTCATGTGGAAAAGCAACGCGATGATGATATCGCCAAGTTCCGCACAGAAGTCCAAGAGATGGTTCTTCAGGAAGCAAAAGATTTCAAAAACAAGCAAGATGCTGCTCTTGTAGAAGAGGTTAAAAACTTCAAAGCTGCTATGGTGGATAAAGTGAGCGACTATTTAGAAGCGAAACTCCAAGAAACCATTCCAGCCGAGATTATGGAATCCGCAGCGGAGTTGGCTGTTATCAAGCCCTTAGTACAAGGTATCAATGAGGCATTCTCAAAGAACTTTATTAAGCTTGATACGTCCAGCTATTCGTTAATAAAAGAAGCAAAAGACGAGATAGCCAAATTACAGGCAGTCGTTCAAGAGAAATCAAAGAACGAAATTGCACTGAAGAAAGAGAATAGAGAAGTTCAACGAAATATGAAGATAAAATCTCTGACAGAAGGGCTCATCCCATCTCAAAAAGAAAAAGCTGTTAAGCTTTTGGAAAGTGTTGAAGTTGAAAACTTAGAAGCTCATTATGCTAAAATTCGTGATATCATCATCGAAGGAAAAGCAGAGACTAAGCCAGTAGTAGAGGAAACTCAAAAACTGGACGAGTCTAATAAGAATGTTACTAAGCCAGCAGCCTCAAAACCAACTCCAATCGCAGACTCAGCAGTTGTCAAGCATCAAGTCACAGCAGTGCTCCAAGCATTGAATGAAACTGATGTGAAGGCAAACAAGGCTTCTGGGGCAACTCAAAAGGTTGTCAATGAATCCGCTAACCCAGCAATGGGTGATTGGGCGAAGAAAATCAAACCTGGATACAGGGAAGATTCGTCCAAGAAATAACCTCTGACACATAAACAACAACATTCTACAGGAGACATAAAATGTCAAAAATGAATCTTGAACAACTGCTCGAAAAGTGGGATCCTATGATCAGCCACATCAAGAGCGAAAGAAAGCAGATCTTAACTGCTAAGCTTCTCGAAAACGAAGAGAAGTGGTTTAACAAACAAATGTTAAACGAAAACGGTGGAACCTCATCAGAAGCTGGCGCAGGCTGCGCTGACGGTGAAGTCAACCAAGCTATCATCGGACTTCAGGGTGTCGCTAAGTATATGGGTATCGCAATGCCTCTAGTGGCTCGCGTATTCCCAGAACTTATCACCAACGACCTCGTTGGCGTACAACCTATGTTCACCCCAGTTGGTCTCGCGTATGCACTTCGCTATCGCTATCAAACTGGTCAAGTTGCTGGCTACGAAGCTGGTTATAACAACGTTTACCCAGAATATTCTGGTTCCTTCAGCGGAACTGGCATCACTGGCAACGCTGCTATCGCTCAGTATGGTAACCAACCTGGAATCGGTACGACCGGCGGAATCGCTGGCATCACTGCCAACGGTCTTCCTTCAACCTCAGCATATGATGCATACGATGCTCCAACAGCACTCGTTCCTGATGCATATACCACTGAGTTTGGTGAACGTCTAAACACTGGTGGATTCGTCTGTGACGTTGACACTGGTAATATCCGTGAAATGGGACTCACAATCGAAAAGAAAGAAATCCCAGCAGGTACCCGCAAGCTCAAGGCTCGCTGGACACTTGAAGCTCAACAAGACTTGGCAAATATGCACAACGTCGATGTTGAGGAAGAACTCACCGACTTGCTCGCATACGAAATTGCTGCGGAAATTGATCTCGAAATCAAGAACCGTATCATCTATCGTGCCGTTCAAGGTGGCGTTCTCACTTGGAACTACGGAACTGTTGGTAATGCTAACGGAACCGCAGACGGTCGTTGGGAACAAGAGAAGTTCCGTACTCTGTACACAATTCTTCTCAAGGCTTCCAATGAAATCGCAGTCGCAACCCGCCGTGGCGCCGGTAACTTCGTTATCGCCAGCCCAGGTGTAGTTGCAGCCCTCGAATCACTCGACAACTTCCTTATGAGCCCGATGTCAGCATCACTCAACACTGAAGTTTCTGGTGTTGCGAAGGTTGGTACTCTCGGCCGCTTCACCCTGTATCGTGACAGCTTCGCTGCTCAAGACTACGCGGTTTGTGGTTATAAGGGTCCTAAAGACAATGACGCTGGAATTATATATTGCCCATATGTACCCGTGATGTTTTCCAGAACGACACAAGTCGAGTCATTCCAACCAGTTATAGGCGTAATGACAAGATACGGAATTTGCGACAATCTTTTCGGAGCCGAAAACTATTATCGCTTCATCCAGATTCTTGGCCTCCAGAACAGCACTCTTGCTGGTTCTCGATAATTGATCCGTAATTAGTAGATTAGTTTCATAAGAGTTAAAAAAGAGTAGGTAGAAACACCTACTCTTTTTTATTTGTTTTATAAAAATATTACTTGATTAAGAAGTATTCCTATAGTATAATATAAGTCGTATGAAAAAACTAACACCCCAGCAAATAAAAGATAAACTTAATATTGCTTCTTTGGAAACTGGTTATGTATACACATACACTGGCCAAGAACGTCAACAAGATAAGATAATAGTTTATTGTCCTAAACATAAATTCGAGATGAAACAAATAAGACAAAATGCTACTGATTGCAGAAAAATAGATTGTTGTAATCCCAATGGACATATGATTTATCAAGATTTTATAGATATATGTAATAGATTTGATGGAAAGGCAACTATAAAATTAGTAGGCAAAAAATTCAAAGGATATAAAAGTAAAGTAAGAATAAAATGCCCAAAGCATGGAACCGAGGTAATAAAATTAGAATCTCTAATGCATAAAATTGAAAAGGAAGCATGTAGGACTTGTTCCCATATAAAACACAATCGAAAGATATATCCTAAAGAAAAATGGATAGAAATGGC